ACACGTCGGCTGGGTTTGAGGCGGTCGATTTCGCGGAGAACGTCCTCGGGATCGACCTGTTCCCGTGGCAGCGTTGGCTGCTGATCCACGCGCTGGAGTTGAACCCGGATGGGTCGCCACGGTTCCGAACCGTGGTGACTCTGGTCGCCCGGCAGTCTGGGAAGTCGACGGTGTCCCAGGTGTTGGCGCTGTGGCGCATGTACTTGGGACGGTCACCGCTGGTGATCGGCACGGCGCAGAACCTCGACGTTGCTGAAGAGGTGTGGCACGGCGCTGTGCAGATGGCGCAGGGGACCCCAGACCTAGCGGCCGAGATCGCCGCGGTGGAGATGGGCGCGGGGAAGAAGGCGCTGCGGCTTGTGAGCGGCGAGCGTTACCGAGTCCAGTCAGCAAACCGGCGTGGTGGCCGTGGCTTGTCGGGTGATCTGGTGCTGCTGGACGAGATCCGCGAGCATCAGACGTGGGACGCCTGGGGCGCGATCACGAAGACGACGATGGCCCGGCCGCATGCCCAGGTGTGGGCTTTGTCGAACGCAGGTGATGACCGTTCGGTGGTGTTGAACCATCTGCGGGCCCTCGGGTTGAACACGTTGCGGGGAGACTCGTCTACGACGTTGGGCCTGTTTGAGTGGTCTGCCGAACCGGATTGCCGGCTGGATGACCGTGAAGCATGGGCGCAGGCGAACCCAGCGTTGGGGTGGGGGACGATCACCGAGGACGCCATTCTCGCCGCGCTGGAGACTGACCCGGAATGGGTGTTCCGCACCGAGGTGCTATGCCAGCGGGTTGAGCGGTCTGGGGATTCTCCGCTGCCGGCATGGCCGGAACGTCTGGACCCGTTGTCGATGGTGGAAGCCGGACAGCCGCTTGCGTTTGCGGTTGACGTGTCCGCTGACCGGTCGATGGCGTGGATCTGCGCTGCGTCGCGGCGCCTTGACGGCGTGGTTCATGTCGAGGTGGTGTCGTCTGGGACTGGCACCGAGTGGGTCCCAGGGAGGGTCGCTGAACTTGTGCAGCGGTGGGAACCGCTGGCGATTGCGTGGCAGGCGATGGGGGCGCCGGTGTCAAGCCTGACCGAGTCGCTGACCGACGTGGTTGGTTCAGCGATCGCCCGGCCCTTCAACGGGACTGACCTGTCGAAGGCGGCAGGGCATCTGTACGACATGGTCGCGAAAGGCGACCTTGTCCACATCGGTCAGGAGCCGCTGGATCTTGCCGCTGCTTCGGCGGCGACGAGGCCGGCGACTGATGCGTGGTTCTTCGACCGGAAGAAGAGCCCCGTGGACATCGCCCCGCTGGTGGCGGTGTCGTGCGCGGTGTGGGCGCTGGAGACATGGCGCCCGCCGCGCTCTGGCACGGCATGGTCGTTCTAGGAGGAGGTCAGGCGTGGACGCTGTGGTGAAGCAGTTCACCGATCTGATCGACTCCGCGGAGTCGTCGTGGCAGACGTTCGGTGAGGTGGACGACTACGTGCGGGGCAAGTTCCCGCTGCCGCAGTTCCCGATGATCGGGGGGCAGATCGACCCGCGGCTGCCGTCGCTGTTCCGGCAGTCGGTGGTGCCGGTGCTGGGGCTGATCGTGGAGGCGGTGACGCAGCGTCTGCGGGTGGACGGGTTCCGCGAGCGCGGCCAGGACGACCCGGTGAACGACCTGTGGGAGTGGTGGCAGCGGTCGGGGTTCGACCGGGCGCAGCGGGCGGTGTGGTCGGATGCGATGACGTTCGCGGACGGGTACATCGCGGTGACCCCGAACGGGGACACGCCGAGGTTCACCGCGGAGTCCCCGATGGCGTTGGCGGTGGAGCGGGATCCGCTGGACCCGGTGAACCTGTCGGTCGCGGCGAAGCGGTCGGGCAACGTGGGCTGGCTGTACACGTTCGACGCGATCCACCGGCTGGAGCGGGATGACCGGCCGGGGTTCATGTCGGGGTGGCGGCTGGTGAAGTCGACACCGCACGACGCTGGGGAGTGCCCGATGGTGCGGGTGCCGAACCGGGTCGACTCGCTGGGCCGGTCGCATTCGGACATCACCCCGTTGATGCCGCTGCAGGACTCGCTGAACCTCACGGCGCTGCTGCGGACCGTGGTCGAGGGCAACATGGCGTGGGCGCAGCGGTGGATCGCTGGCCTGACGGTGGAGAAGGACAAGCAGGGCCGCGCGATCCCGCCGGTGCGGGCCGGCGCGGACCAACTGGTCGTGTCGAAGGACCCGGACACGAAGTTCGGGCAATGGCAGGCGTCGTCGTCGCAGGATCTGCTGGAGAGCATGGAAGCGACGGTGCGGCGGATGGCGACGATCTCGCAGGTGCCGGTGTACTACCTGGCGCAGACGGCGATCTCCAACATCTCCGAGCCGGCGCTGGCGATGCTGGAGGGCACCTTGTCGGCGCGGGTCGACTCCCGGCAGACGGCGTACTCCGAGGCGTTGGAGCATGCGATGCGGATCGGGGGCCGCATGGTGGGCACCGAGGTGCCTGAGGATCTGGAGACGGTGTGGGCGTCGCTGGAGCGGCGTTCGCAGGCGCAGCAGACCGACGCCGCCCTGAAGCTCCGCAGCATTGGGATGCCGATCCAGTTCCTGCTGTCCGACGTGCTGGGCCTGACCCCGCAGAACACCGAGCGGGTGATGGGCATGCTGGAGCGGGAGCAGGCCGAGACTGCGCTCGCGCAGGCGAAGGCGTTCGGTGTCGACGGGGCCGCGGTCGACCCGCAGACCCGGCAGGAGATGAACGCATTCGCGGTCTGACATGGCGATCGCTGACGATGTCGACCGCGTGTTCCGCCGCTACCTTGAGTACCTGCGCGCGTGGGGGCTGCTGGGGGTGCTGGCCGCGTACCGCCGCGTCGACCTCGACAACATCGCGGAGTCGTTCGCGCTGGTGAACCGCCGCGTCGAGGCCCTGTACGGGGCGGTCACGATGGCCGCGCTGGAGGCCACCGACGAGTACCTGTACCTGTCGGCCGCGGTCGCGGGGAAGCCGTTCGTCGGGGACTGGGCTCGGGGCCGGCCGCAGGCGCCGAGGCTGCTGCCGTCGGGGCTGGCCGTCGCGGACTACCAGGCCCGCGCCCCGTACGGGGTGATGGCGCTGGTCGGGTCGGGCACGTCGCCGCAGGCCGCGGTCGAGGTGTCGATGAGCCGGGCGGCGACGATCGTGGCGACCGCCGCGGTCGAGCCGGCCCGGTCGACGGTGTGGGCCCGGTTCCTCGTTGACGCCCTGGTCGGCCACGGCCGGGACCTCCCGTTCGACCTGCAGCCGTTCTTCGATGAGGTCGAGCAGTACGCGAACCAGCCCCGCTGGGACGGCATGGCGTACCGCGACTACGGCACGACGCTGACCCGCTACCAGCGGGTCCCGAGCCCGGGGGCGTGCGGGTTCTGCCTGACGTTGGCGACGCGGACGAACTACACGTCCGCGGACGCGGCGATGTACGCCGGCGGCGGTGAGGGCGTGCAGCGGCAGGTACAGGTCGGCAGCAACCGGGTGAACAACTGGGGCGTGCAGCGCCGCCGGTCGTCCAGCATGGAGTCCGGTGCCCGGTTCCACCGCAACTGCCGCTGCACGGTGCGCGTGTCGACCGGGGTGCCGGCGATCTCGCAGGCCGACTACCTGCGGCTGTCGACGCGGGACGCCAACGGTGACCTACCGGTGTTCGGCATCGGCCGGCACCGGTACACCGTGGAGAACTTCGACTGGGACGTGGGCGGTCGCGGCGTGTCCATGCCGACCCGCGCGGACTGGGCGGGGGCGTGGCGGTCCGCGCCGGCGAGGGCCCGCCGGGCCGCGCGCCGCGCAGCCGCGGACGCACCACCGGGTGTGACGGTCGCGGACTGGCTCGCCGGCGACTACTAGACCACCGGACCCGACACGGGGCCGGACGATCCCGACACGGGAGACAACGCATGTCCGACAACGAGGCGGCAGCCGACACGGCAGCCGACGACACCACCGCCACCACCGACAGCGCGCCGCCGGCCGACACGGGCGACGGCAACGAGGTCGAGAAGTGGAAGACGCTCGCCCGCAAGCACGAAGCGCAGGCCAAGGCCAACGCGGAGGCTGCGAAGCGGCTCAAGGAGATCGAAGACTCCGAGAAGTCCGAGGTCACCCGGGCCGGCGAGCGGATCGCGGAACTGGAGAAGGCGCTCGCGGACGAGCGCATGACCAACCTCCGCAACAAGGTCGCCGCCGCCAAGGGCCTCCCCCCGGCGCTGGCCGCGAGGCTGACCGGCGACGACGAGGACGCGATGTCCGCGGACGCGGACGCGCTGCTGGAAGGGCTCGGCACGCTGAAGCCGCCGAAGCCCACCCCAGCGGACACCGGCGCCGGCGTCCCGCCGGTCAGCACTACCGACGAGAACGACCCGAAGGCCCTGGCCGAGGCCGTCCTCAACAAGCACTAGCCGTCCCCGGTCCCCGCGACCGGGGAGTCACCAGACCCCCCGCGCGGGGACAACGAAAGGTAGGTCGCCGTCATGGCGAACACGCTCATCACTCAGAAGGTCGGCGCTGTCGCCAACCAGGCGCTCGGGATCCTGCATTGGTCGGTGATCCTGCCGCGCCTGCTCGCCCGTGACCTCGGCGTGTCCGGGTCGCTGGCCGTCGGCGACACCGTGAACGTCCGCAAGCCTGCGTCGTTCACCGCGTCGAAGTTCGACCGGAACACCGGCATCGTGGTGCAGGACATCACCGAGTCGTCGGTGCCGGTCGTGCTGCGCGACATCTACGACGTGTCGGTCAGCCTCACCGCCGAAGAGCTGACCCTCGACCTCACCTCGTTCGGTGAGCAGATCACCCGCCCGGCGATGATCGCCATCGCCAACCAGGCCGAGGCGCTGTGCGTCGCGCTGCTCAAGACCACCACCACGGCGGTCGCCACGATCGCCCCCTCCACCCCGGTGCAGGACGTGATCGGCGCGGTCGCAACGCTCAACCAGAATCAGGTCGCCCCGACCGGGCGCAACCTCGTCG